AAAAGAAAAAGAGTTTCACGAGTAGAATCTAACTGGAGAGACTACTGTGGTTCAAGTGAAACTGTTCAGACTCTTATTGAAGAGGGTGCATCATTTGAACGTGAGATACTTCGTCTTTGTCAAACCAAAGGTGAGTGTTCTTACTACGAGGCCAAACTCCAGTTCGAACACGATGTTCTTTTGAATGATATGTATTATAATGAATTTATAGGATGTAAGATTCATGCAAAACACATTAAATCGTAGTATCATAGTTGATGATATTATTTTTGACAACGAAAGTAAATCTGAAATATGTGTAAAAATTGATAAGGTCAAGGCACTTCTCACAGACCGAGGTGCAAAAAAAGGTGACCTCATTACAATATCAATTTTACCTGTTTCAACTTATCATGTCGCATCTATCTTCGCATGTGCAGAACTTGGTCTTAAAATAATTATTCTAGATAGTCCTGCTACTGAATTGTCCCTTCCATATACGAAACTTGCACTACACGGCCCATCTGATTATTTTATCTACGACTCCTCATTAGACATGTCAGGGATATATGATGGTCTACACGATAAGATGATAAGACTATATGGTGGCAAATCAATTGATGTAAGAAAGACACCTCAACTAGATAAGAATGGTCACTGGCCTGAACAGACTTACAATGTCTCGATAGAACCGACTGACCCATTTCTTTTATCTTCTACTAGTGGTTCAACAAAACCCTCTCGACCAATCTTGTTTTCACACAAAGAGGTATATGAAATATCGAAACGCAATGTAGATGTATTTGAGTTCAAGTCCGATTCAAAGGTCATTCATTCTAGAAACTTACATCACGCATCTGCTTTACTTACATCACTCTTACCTGCCTTGATGAAAGCGCATGTCCACGGGTCATTTGCAATAGGTCATGACCTCAGTCAAGAAGAAAATGAAGATATGATGCAGGGACTTCATGACCTACTTCAGTATCCACCCTCACACATTATGATACCAAACAAGGCAGAACTGATGAACTTTCTTGAATCATTCTCAGGGCCATTCAAACGAACTGTCAATATCAATATGTGTGGATTTGCACTCGACCAATCTTTTGCCGACCTTACACGAGAATATAATGTAAAGTTTCATTCTCATTATGGTTCAATCGATACGGCCATTCCTTTACTTGTAAACTTTGTTGATGAGAATAGTGTGGTCAAAGAGAATGGTCTTGGAGTCTTACCAGATGACTTCTATGAATTTGATGGTAAAGAGATTATGTGTGAATTGTGGGACAAACCAAGATATATCGAAGATGATTTATATATGATTGATGACCAGTTCTTTATCGAACCTCGAAAGTTAAATCTACCAGACGACATTGACCTAACACCATTTATGCAGGACACCAAAATCAATATGGAACAACTTCGAGGACATGAAACAGAGTTGTTGTGTCAACAGATAGAAAAAGACTTGCACCAAAGAGTCGCAATATTACAATTGGTCTCAAACCATGCAAGTCGATTTATTCTATCTAAAGATTATTCTCCGACAAAATATCCAATACATTCTGAGGACTAGATTCTCCATAAGGGTCTTCAGGACAATTGTCAATAAATCCTTCTTCGGGTAAGAATGTTTCAATGAAACCATTATCGATAATCATCGCATATCGCCATGAACGCATTCCAAAACCAAGATTATCTTTGTCTACAAGCATACCCATCTGACGAGTAAATGTGCCTGAGCCATCAGGAATCAATCGAATATTTTCGATACCTTGGTCACGTCCCCAACAGTTCATGACAAACGCATCATTGACGGAAATACAATTTACTGTATCGATACCAAACTTCGCAAACTCGCCATCGGCGGTCATCTTTTCATAATCTGGTAGTTGATAGGTGGAACAGGTTGGAGTGTATGCGCCAGGCAAACTAAAGACGATGTGTCGTCCTTTTCCCCATAGTTCATCGGTTGTTACTTCTTCCCATCGAAAGGGATTATCTCCAAACAAACTGTCGTCTCGAACTCTTGTTTGGAAGGTCACATTTGGTATTTGATTAAACATTAGAACTCTTCTTCTTCCTGCGAACGATATTTATCTTGAGTAGACATAACCCAATGTGGTCTTACATCTTCTCCGATATTTTCTTCGATTGGGTCAGGGTGTTCAAAGAACACCCCTCTCCAACGATTTATGAGATTAAACAGCGTTCGCATACTCCACTGCTTTCTCAACTGCTTTCACTTTGCGTGATTGGTTTGCACCGAACCATGCAGAGGTCAAACGTGTGTCTGCCTCACGACCAAGTTGGTGGTCGGTCAGATAGGTGACACTATTCAGTGCTTGCCACCATGTTCCCTCACCAAACTGTGCGCCTGGCTGAGTATCCAGAACTTCATACGCTTTCTGTCCATTAGAAGACAAGTCAGTAAAGTCCTTGACAGAGATTTCCTTCTTACCTTGATAGGTGCGAGGAAAGACCTCATTGTAGTATTGAACGAGTGATTCCACTGTAAACCTCTTGGTTGAAAGAAACTCGGCAGTCTCTCTATATAGTTGGAATTTTTCAGACGCAATACCCAATGTCTCTTTTACAGAGTCAGGATTGAACTGTGTGCGGTGGTTCAAAGATACAGACTTTTCTACCTTTTGACCAAGTGACAAAGAAAGTGTGTTGTTACAGACCACACGAATAGGTGTGAACCGAACATCAATTGCTTTACCATATTGGTGTGGATTTGAAAACAAGAGATAAGAGTCAACTTGGTCTTCACCAAGAATAGTGAAGGAGTCCTTTACTTTCGCAAGAGCCCAGACCATGTTACCATCCCTAAGTGAACCTGCGGTGTTCATTTCCATATCACCTGCAAGAACATACTCAGAGAAGAAGTCAAACGCCTCATCATTCTGAACTGGATTCCAACCTTTACCAATAACATCTAAAACTTTGTTATCAGATGTGCGAACCAGTGCTTGTTTACCATCGACCTTTGCACCAGATGCAGTCACAAGGTCTTGTTTCTCGACTGTCCAGTCAAGACCTGCCTTCTGTTGCATCTGTTGAGGTGTTAGGTCATTTGAGACAGGGACACCGAGGCCATGCCACGGAACTTCCCCTGCGTATGCCATTGTTTCTACCTGATGAGCCATTATGCAGCCTCCAACATTGTGAATGGAACGCTGTAACGTTGACCATCATAGATTTTAATAATCGCTTTTTTCTGGTTTACTTTTTCAACAGTGCCAAGAGTTTTTCCATTCTTACGAACGATATAAACTTCGTCACCAAGATTGATGTTGACTTTGTTTTTCAATGAGAGTGCATCTTGTGCAAACTTCATTACCTCATTTAGTTCTTCAAAAGAAGACAAGGAGAGGAGTTCCTGTTTTAATGTTGATGAAATCATAATCATTTTCCTTTCAATTTATCAAACAATATAATCATATTATCATAACAAGAAGGAATTGTCAAGCATTATTTTTACTTTTTTTGCCAAAAGTTTGGGCCACTACCTTTGTAGATAGATTTAGGTTTAGGTCTCTCTACTCTCTCGTGAAGAATAGGTGGACACTGATATTCTTTGCTTGTGTTCTGAAATACCTTTGAGAAGTCCTGACATATGTATTCGCAAACTCTCTGATACATAGGATTCTGACTTGTTCCCACATCTTCAATCTTACCACTTTTCAGATTGCAAGTCATCATGTTAAGTGTTGAAGCGAATAAAAGACCTTCAAACATTTTTCTTTATCCATCTGTATGCCGCATATGCAAGTAACAATACGACTATTGTTCCGATACCATCAAACCAACTTGTGTTGTTCATAGCATCAATTAAATCTGCTGTTACCCAATCCATACGATTAATCCTATTACTATAACCATTACAACTCCAAACATGATACTACTGACAATCCCTATGGTCTTAATATCTTTCATCAGCTTTTGTCTCTTGCGAATAGCGGCTGCACGTTCCTCTTTTTCACGCATCTTTTCTTCTTGTAAACGTTTTGCTCTTTCGTCTACAATCTGGCGCCATGTTCCATAACCGAAGCGATTATCGATTAGTATAGCTAACTCGTCCATTTGTTCCTTAGCCAGTTTGGCATCAATGACTGAAGATGCCGCATCTTTGGTTTGACCTATAATGGATTTATTACCAAATCTTTCTTTTTGTATTTGTTTCTCACCAGCGAACATCGTGTCAACAGCGGATGCTATATCACGAATGTCGTTTGCTGTATTTAAATTTGATTTTATAAATTCCACTGACTTTTGAAACAACGCTATACCAGTTAACGCTGTTGATATTGGCTCCATCCCTGTGCCTTCCATGTAACTCTCTCATTCCTATTTATAAGAAATGATTCGTTTATCCACAGAAAACACAGAGAATAGAGGATTAATTGCCTAAAGATACTCCAGCGGCAAGAGTTTGTAACTTCTTCTTACTACCACCAAATACTTTAGTCGCCGCAACTTGTGTCAAATTTGATGTATCATTACCAACAACAACAAGTGCAATCATACCCATACTTTTATGGGGTGTGCATTGATACAAATATACGCCAGGCACATCGAATGTCAATGAGACTTCTTTATTGAACTTAGAACGTTTGGGTAATTCATAACCTTCTGGCCCTGCAATAAACTCAACATTATGGCCTTTGGCGGTAGGCAACCATTTGATTGTGTCGCCTGCATTAATGTATGTGACATCTTCTGAATATACCATACGAGCGCCATCGTCTCGTTTATTCAACATTTCAATAATTGTTTCTTCTGCATATGCTGGCGTAGTGAATGCTAACGCCACAAATAATGTAATAAATCTAATCATAGTATCTCCTAATAAAAAGTGAGGACTTCTGTTGCTAGGCGTCCCCTGACCCCGAAAACTATGCGGCTAGCGCATACTCTTCATGTGCGTAATTATCGTTTGCACTTACGAGTTTGTTACGATTAAGGTCGCTTCCACACCTATTCTCCACATTCCTAATCAATACCTGTCGAACCTATTTCGCCCCCTCAGAGGGGGTTTGGTGGAGGCGGTGGGTATTGCACCCACGTCCAGTATACCTTTTGGTTTGCTTCAACGAATACTTTTATTTATACACCAAGGATATTGCCAGCCTTGTTAGCATCAAGACTACCACCACTTCGCATGTGTGTCTCCACTTGCTCGAAGTAGAATGCCGCATCCTCATGACCATATTCTTCAAGAACTTCTTTACATGCCTTGAAGAACAACGTAGTCTTCATCTGTTGCATGTTTTCAGCACCAGATGCTTTATGTGATTTACCCACCCGTTGCATTTTTGAACTCTACTGCTTTATCGAAAAATAAATCTATCATGCGTTCAATCTTGAGAAATTCAAGGTCTGCATCGAGAGACTCCTCATAACAAAGTGAAGAAGCTTCTTCAGCACCTTTGTCTATTCCTATTTTAAAACCAAAAACATAACCAATTAATAAAGCGATTATTAGAAACATAAGAAGAGTTGATTTTGTAAAATTATCCATATCATTTTGCCTTTCAAATAATGGAGCGGATGGAAAGAATCGAACTTTCATCAATGGATTGGAAATCCAGTGCATTACCATTATGCTACATCCGCATTGATTGATGAAAAACTTGTATCCCTACACTCATACTGAGAACTTCACTGTAGGCCAACCAACCTAAATTTTCATCATTATTTTTATAGTATCATACTATGCAGTAGATGTCAAGTCTTTATTCTCATACTCTGCGATTTTTTTATCAAGTTCGCTTTGGGGAATAGAGTCCTTGACTTCTTTGCGTTCCAGATAAATCTTTCTCGCATTCATCAAACGATTGACTCGTCTTTTGACAGACTTGGGAACTGAACCACCACCCGAATATTTTTCACCCCACATCGTGAGTTCTCCCATGATGTAGGACAAACCTCGTCTTACAAGTTTCTCAGTCCGTCTGCTGTCTCGTGAAATCCATTCCATTTTCATTCTCCATATCGTGAACGTGTAAAGCAATCAACGCATAGTGTAAAACCTTGAGTAAGTCAGCACGATTCTTTCCAGCCTTCTTACCATATCGTTGAGTATATTTCAAAATGTTTCCTAGAGTGAAACCCTCTCCATGACCAGCATCAATGATGAACTCAGTCGCCTGATACTTGTTTTGAGAGTAATGTTCATCATAGGTTGAGTTGACATAATCAACTAATTCCTTGATGAGTTTCAACTCATTATACTTATAGTCAATCTTACTCATTAGACAATCGCATCAAATGTCTGTAGACTATTCACACGAAACGAACGCCAACCTTCCACATCCAAGTCATAGACACGAACGGTCTCTTTCTTTTCATTGGGTTCAAGTGTGGTAGTTGGTCGTTTGTCCTCTGGAATAAACCTTGAGTCCAAAGTAGCCCGCATGTTGCGAACCTGACCATCTTTGACTTTGACGAAAGAAAGTTTGACTATATTCTCTCTCAGTGTATTAACTACTTTATCATATTCATATTTTGACATTGTTTTCCAGTCTGCATTCATAATATTCTCCATTTTATATCTGTGTATTATATCATAGATATCGTGTATTGTCAATGATTTTATCAAGATTATCTGTTCCCTTGATACGACTTTCTTCAAACATCTCAAAAGACTTATTATCAAAACCAGAACGATACAAGTGTTCTTTGAGAGCCCACCATTGTCTTGTCTCATCAGATGTATAGGCATTAGGATTTATAGTGTGTATACTTGTGAAATCAAAATCAAAGACACCATCAGGTAAATCATCAATCCCATATCGTGTTCCCCAATTGTCATCTAGTATA